AAAATTGCCGTCTTGGTCGATCCCCACGACGTATGGTGGCTCTTTGTTTTCTGGCCACTCTTGGCTTGGTTGATTGATGGTTGATGGTTGTTTGATGATGATTTCCCCGGGCTTCAGCTCAACGAGCTTGTGGGTGGTGGTGGTGTGCTGCTCGTCGGGAGGTATAGAAAGAGCAGCCATTTCTGGGGAGAGGTAGACGGCGCCGAAGCGATCGATCGGGTCACCGTCATAAGTATTGTACTCATTGATGTAACAGATGAGCCGATCTTCGTTTGTTGTGTTCCGCATCGCCCCGGCGAGGTAATTACGGACGTGCATTTTGAGGCGATCAAACATGGCTGATATCTCCTTCGACGGGCTTCATTTGCGGGTTTTGGTGCCATTCTTTGATTTTGTCACGTTGGACCGTGATGGTATCATGGCCGGTGGAGCTGGCTTTTGGGAGCTGGGCCACCACGATTCGGTCGTCTCGCTCCTCGTTTAGGTGGTAGCTGCTGATGGTGATGCGGACGAGGTGCCGGGGGGCGTCGATATCCTCGGGATCGAGGAGCAGCGAGAACGGCTCACCCCATACGTCGTAACCAGTGACGAAAGTGCGATTTCCGTCGATTTTCTGGGTTTTGACATACGGGACGTAGAGGCCAAAGTAGCGTCGGTACTTGTCTTGGGCCATGTTTGGGGGTTCCTGTTTGGGGTTTGGGGTTATCGTCGATACTCATCTGGGTCACAGACTTGAACTTCCTTGAGTGTTTTTTCGAGTTCCTCCATGGGCAGTGGCATGCACGCGCGGTCCCACTCATCGTTCCAGAAGACAACGGCTTGTCTGGCGGCGCGTTGGAGCACGTAGAGGTGCCGTGACATGATTCGCATTTCGTTGAGCAGGCGGTCGGCGCTGGCGGGGTTGGTGTCGTGACGTTCTTCGATGTAGACATCAGCGCGGACTTGGGTGGCGGTTTTGCAGGGGTAGAGGCCTTGGTGGCGGGCGGTGAAGGCCTCGATTTGCCGTTCTTGTTGGCATGCGGGGCACGATATCGAGAGTTGATGGGGTTTTGTGCGGGAGTGGTAGATATCGCCGACGTTAATGGCAAACTTGACGCCGCAAAACCCGCAGATGCAGTTGTGTTGGGTGTCGAGGTAGTCGATCTGCGTCAAGGGTCGGGCTCCTTACTGGGTTCTGGTGGTGCACTGTGGGTGAGGCCACGATTGACCTGGACGTCGAACCAGAAGCCGAGTGTATTGAGGTGTGGGGCCATGACGGCGGCGTTTGGCCGTTCTCGGAACTGCCCGACGATCCATTCGATGATATCGATGACGATATCGTACTGTCGGGCTTTTTCCTCGATGATCAGCTGTTCTTTGCTTTTTTCGGGCATTTGGCCGTGACGGGCTTTGAGGAGTGTTGGGCATTATAGATGGCGGCGGCTTTGGCTTGGGCCGCGTCTTTGGACATGCCTTGGGCCACGAATTTCTTAACCATGGCCTCATATGCTTTTGGCATGGTGGTCTCCCTACTGGAAAATTCCCGAGAGTCTCTGCACGGTTATCACTGTAGCTTACCGTAGGAAATTCGCGATGTCAAAGAGGAATACTCATGGCGACCTTGGCTGACTTACTGACGTTTAATTTGCCGATGGAGCGCACGTACAAGCAGGCGGGTGTCGAGAACCCGCTGCTGAAGACGTTGCTTCCGGTTGCGGTGGGGGCCGCGATTCCTGGTCTGAGTGGGTTGCGACGGGCATCTGCTCACGGTGGTCGCCGGGCGGCTCGACGGGCTGGTGGGTCGCTGGACGACTGGTTTGATGATATGGTTCGGGCGGATGATGAAGCGCTGGGCAACGTGGTGGCTCACACGGGTCCGGGGCGGCAGCTGCAGCAGGATTATCCACTAGCAGCGCAATCGGCCGTGCTCGACAAGGGAGCTGATCTCGACACAATGGGAGCTTATCGGCAAAGCCTTGATCGGGGTGCGAGGCGGTCATTGGCGGACCAGTTATCGCGCGAGAATCGCGGTCGGCCTGGCACGCTGCCGCTTTGGGCCGATCCGGAGGAAGGGAAACGTGCTGTTCAGCAACAGCTGGAGCGACCGAAGAACCTTTTTGCCGTCCCCCACGAAGGACAAGATGTCCCTAATGCAGCCGCGTGGTACACACCTGACGAACACCAGCTTTACATGAACCGCCTTGAAAGCGAGACGGTGGATCCGGGGCCATTCCAACGCATCCAGGAAACACGAAGGCAGTTTGGGTGGCCGGATAACCCGGAGAGTATTGGTTACCATGAAGGCATCCACTTAGCCGAAGGGCGCCCTGGCTTGAATTGGCCGGTGGAGCAGCCTGCGGATTTTCAGCATCCCGCGCTACGGGAGTACCTCAACGAGAACTATTTGGAGAATGTGCTTGAGCCGACGATGAGAGGCGGTGGCCCTCCCGTGTCGCCGTATTATCATCAGCCCGCCGAAGTGCTAGCGCTCACCAACCAGCTCCGTGACTGGCATGGCATTCAACCGGGTGAGCAACTCAGTGAGACGGATGTTGCGAACTTACTGAAGAACATGCAGATGAAGACAGAGCTTCTACGCTCGAATGAGGGAGATTTGTTGAGTGGCGGGTCGAGCCTTGGAGCCATGCTCCGGTTTGGCCAGAGTTATTCACCACGGAAGCTGGCTGAGCTGATTAAATACATTCCAGTCGCTGGGGGTGCGAGTGTTCCGTTGGCGATGCAATCACAACGACAAAGGACGTAACCCATGGCAACGCTTGCCGATTTGATGCAATTTTTCGTTGGACCAGGACATGACCGCCCGTCGATCATGACCCCGGCCGCCACGGCTCGCCGCAAGATGTTCGGCCCCGGGCGTCGAGGGAAGTTCGAGGGCGCTGATCTCTTGGAGCTTCTAGGGGACCCGGGGTTGCTGCTCGGTGGTGGCGCCGCGCTGGGCGGGCTCGGTATGGCGGCCATGCGCGGGGCCGGGCGCGCGGCGGGCCGTGAGGCCAGCGAAGCCGGGTCGTCGATGCTGCTGCGTGAGCTCCAGCCGCGTGCGGCTAACCAGCTATCCCAGTTAGCCCAGGGCGGCCAGTTTTCCAAAGCACCGCAAACAACCGGCGGCATGGCTCCACAATCTCTTCTCCAGTCCACGCTGAATGCCCCAAATGCCCCAGGCGCCCAGACTGTGCAGCCACCGATGACCATGGGGAAGCTGGGGCCGGTGGCTCGCATGACGTCTCGGGAGCCGTCGGGCCCGGTTATCCCGGGTGGTGAGCCGATGCCAAGGACGGGTCCCGCGCAGGTGACGCCGGAATACGAGGTGTCGACCCAGGGGATTTTGGATGTGGAGCGGCCGAGCGACCAGCAGCTGATTAAAGCCGCTCGACCTCGGCAATTCACGTCGCGGCAGGCCCCGGAGTCCATCGACCCGTCCCAAGAGGGGTTTGAGTTCTTGCGTGACGAGTTCGAGAGCCCGATTACGCTGGAGGCTCCTGGTTCGCAAGGAACGACGTATCGGAGCATGGCCGAAGCGATGCAGGCCGTCCAACAAAGTCGTGGGCGTCATGCCCGGCGTGGCCCGATGTGGCCTCGTGACCCGGGGGCGCGCGCTGCGGTAGCTCCGCAGACGGTGCCGACGAAGCGATCCGAGCGGGACTTGCTCTTGGAGAAGTTTACCCAGAACCCCGAGCTTGGGGAGCGTCTCATGCAAACGTCGCCCAGTTCGATCAAAGGGCCTCGCGGCACGGCTTTGATGAACATCCGCGACCGGCTTTTCCATGAGCGTGGCATGACACCGCCAGAGCCGCCCACCAAGGCGACCCAGGCGGCCGCTCGCGCCTCTGGCGGGCAGATTCGCCAGCTGTCGGACATGCTGAAGCCGCTGACCGGGCAGGGCGGCACCGAAGCGGCGGCCTCGGGCGCGGCCAGCCGGGAGGCCGTGGCGGACCAGATCCGCAAGAAGCTCCAAAAGAAAGGGACCGTGGTCAAGAAGGATGAGTTAGCCGACATCTTGGACCGGTTCATGGAGTCACGACCGTTCTTGCAGCGACCGGGCGGGCGGCAAACCATACAGACTCCCAGTGCTCAGACGGGCGCGCCGCTGGCCAGGAGCCTCGAACCGGGCGGAATTCAGGATTTAGGCCGCCAAGAGACCAGAGATGCCTGGGCGGAAAGCGTGGTCCAAGGCGAAACGCCCCTTGAACCAGGACAACAGCAACACCTCAAAAGCCGAGAGCTCGAAGCGTTGCTCACCCGGGCCTCCGAAACGGGCAAAATGGCGGGTGAAGAGACCCTGCCGGACGTCCCGAAGGCCCAACAACAGGCCATTCGCAAGGTCTTGAGGGACCGAACCGGGGCCCCGGAGGAACAGCAGACCGCCGTTCGTAAGGTTTTGCGGGATGAACTCGTCCCGGAGGAGGAAAAAGCCGCTGAAGTCGGAGCCACGATCCGCAGTGCATCCCAAGCCGGGGATCAACCACGCGGCGGGGAGCTCGGATTCGAGCGAAATGTTCGTGATCGGGCCGAAATGCGGTGGGCCGAGCAGCAAGAATCGGCGATCAGGAGCGAGCGGGCCCGTCGACCGGACCTTCCACGTGGCGGATCGTCCAAACAGACCCCACCGCAGCTCTCCGAAGAGCCATCCAAGGCTCTCCCGAAGAAATTGCCCGGCGAAAGCAGGCCAGCGCCGAACTGGGCCCCTCGGATGAGCTGGATGCTGCGTAAATCCGGCCAAGAAGTCGGCGACGAGTGGCGTGCGCTCGCGCGACTACGCGAAGTGGAGGACTTAGCGCCCGAAGCTCGCAGTTTAGCCATCGGTTCGGAGCATCCGACGCTCCAAAAGCTGGCGGCGGACCCGCAAATGCCTAAATTGATCGACCGGATCGACCAAATCATCGAGCGGCGCGGGGCTCGTGGCGGCTCTCGTGGCATGCCGTCACCCAAAAGCGGTGAATTTCAGCGATTGATGGGCTGGACGGCCTATTTGCCACCCGGTGAGAAGCGGAAGTTAGCCAAACGCGTGCAGTTGAAGAACCCAGAGGCCGCCAAGGAGCTGCGGCGCATGTGGAACGAGGCGACCCCGCCGGAAATGGGTGAAGCCCCCGAAACTTTGACGATCAAGCCCGGTTTAGAGCCGAAGCCCACCAAAAACACCAAGCGATCCGAGCTGGTGGAGCTACTGATGCGGCATCCCGAGGAGTTCCAAGAGTGGGCCCAGACCGCTTCGGAAAGCCAAAGCCGGGACTTGAGTGAGCTGTACGAAGCCAATGAGCTAGCCAAGCGGCTGCAACAGAACCTGCGGGATCAGGGCGTCCGGGGCGTCCGAAGAGGTAGCGAGTATTCGCTGTTTTCCCCAGTCCAGTAAAAGGAGACTCGCGTGGAATACACCATCGCGACCAACCGTTGCGGAAAATACTGCGTCCCGAATGCCACGAGCCATCGGATCGCCGCCAAAAAAGTCCTCTCTGGTAAGGTCTACGAGCCGGACACCATCCAGTTCCTGCGCAGGCATTGCGGGACAGCAGACATCATCCACGCTGGGGCATTCTTCGGCGACTTCCTGCCCGCCCTGGCTCGCGTCTGCCGCCCACCGGCCAAGATATGGGCCTTCGAACCGAACCCGGAAAGCTACGAATGCGCCCAAATCACGCGAAAACTCAACGGCGCGACCAACGTCGAGCTGTCCCAGGCAGCGCTCGCGGATCAGCCCGGTCGCCTGATGCTCCGAACCACCACCATGATGAATGGGACGCCGTTAGGTGGGGGGAGCTGGATCGTGGAGTCCGCCACGAAGCCGCGAAAAGGATGCGTGGAGGTGCCCGCCGTGCGGATCGATGACGTGGTTCCGGACTCGCGGGACGTGCGAATCATACACCTGGACGTGGAGGAGTTCGAGGACCAGGCGCTAACCGGCGCCATGGGAACCATCGAGCGGTGTCGGCCGATTTTGGTCCTGGAGACCGATAAAAAAGTAGTCCCCTGGTTGGACGATATCGGGTATGAGCCGGTGAAGCAAGTTCATTCCAATACGGTCTATTTTCCAGCTCGGTAGCGGGAATTCGCTTGACTCGCCGCGAATTTTTGGTATCTTGGCGAGTAGTTGGCCGATGATGTCGGCCGGACTTCGAAAGGAATAGGGATGATAGTGTTTCAACGATACAATTTGATACAGCAGGTTGCCGGTCTCGGTTGTTTTCCTATTCCCAGCCGACAACCGCAACTGCACAAGACCGAGTCGCCCCAACCAGCGTCTCGGTTTTTTTATGCGCACAAAAAAGCCACGCGGCGGGCTATCGAATACGCCGCACCGAGTGGCTCAAATCGACGAACGGACGACGCAGCGGGACGTTAACTAAGAGCCCGGGCTACGAAGCCGTGGTCGAACAAAGGGCTACCCCTATACAGGTAGTAGCTAGTCCGGAGCGGATGAAATCCTGCCATAAAAACAGGATACGGGACATCCGTTACAGTGGGCGAGATTATCCCCAAAAACACCAGGCACTGCGTAGCCGCAACTTGGGCCGGTACAACCTTAGATAATCTCGATAACTGCTAGTTTACCGGGTCACTCGTAACAGGCCAAGTAGCCTAACTGGTACTCCACAGTATTGCTTAAGGGGGTACCGGATAAAGCCCCCGGACTGTCCTGATCTTGAGAAAGGAGATCTGCATGAACATAAGCACCGGCGACTTAAACCGTAAACTGAAGATTCAGTACGCACGTGGCGCCCACAATTCTCTTGGATTGGTGTTGGATTCCGCCATCCACCATAACATGTCGGCTGAAGGCGCCATGCAATTACTCATAGAAGTCGAGCAGACCCTGAACCGCATGGTCAAGAAAAAGGATTACCAGAAGCCCTTCACCACTCGCGCAGTGTGTGCCTCGTTAGAAAGTTTGGGTGTGGAGGGATACGACGCGGCGTACGAGCGAATCGCAGAGAAATTCCACAAGGTGAAGCATGAAGGCGAAGAAAGGCTACCGACGCGACAAGTCTGATAGCCCGAGAATAGGCCGGTGGCTGAAACGCTACTGGGCCAAGAGGACGTGTCGGCGGGGGAATAAGCACAATGAGCGGGAAGGCGGTCCGCGCTGCTAGAAGCCCGAGCAAGACTTGTAATCCATCCCGCCTTTTGATACGATAGCAGGAACTTCCCGAGGCTACCCCGGGATTTGCGTGACGGGCCAGGGGGCGGTGTCACCGGCTGGCTCGTCACAATGCGTGGCCCTGGTGGGCAAGCACTCAGATGGAGTTGAGATGCCCAAGGTTCGATTCCTTGGCTACGCTCTCTTTCAGAACTCGATGTCTAGATACCGTTCGAGTCTGTCCAACGCGGCCGCATAGGCCGCTTCTTCTTTGGGGCTCATCCCGGTCCCGACCATTTCGCTTTCCTGCCGTAGTGGCCCGAGCATCTCGGTCACGTTCAACGCCACTTCAATCTGCAGCTCCATCCGGTTCCGGCTCTCGTCATTCTGGCTAATCGCTGGACGCGCTACGGTCTTTTGTGGCTGTGTCATGTGATGTTCCTTAGGGTTGGTGAAATAGTAACGTCCCTCCCAGTCTATCGCCGTCAATCGGCACTTTCAAACAGCACTGAAAAACTTCTCTTTTCCACGTGTCGGTTTGAAAATTCCCACATCTCGCTTGTAACACCATACGCAGAATCAACACCCCCTAAAGCGAGGTAACTATGCCAGAAGAACAAGCAACACCGACGCCGAACCCTTCAGACGATCAGGGAAATTTCGATCCACGAGCCCATTTGCTCCAGGGTATGGAAGGCGACGAGCCCCAGGCTCCGCAGCAACCAGAGCCCACCGGTGAGCCCGAGGGAGGGCAACCGCCTGAAACGCCTCAGGACCCAGGCCAAGCCCCCATTGAGGGGCAGACGCCGCCAGTCGATTCGGGGCAGGCGCCGCCCGCTGGCGAGGGCGAAGGGGCGGGCGAGCCCGCATCGGAGCCCAGTACGATCGAGCAGGTGGCTGAAGCGTTGCGTGAGCTGGGTTGGCAAGGCGAAGACCCCAATGAAGCCCCCATGGCAATGCTGGACGCGTTTAAGCGCCAGGCTAGTGATTACCAGCAATTGCAGCAGCAGCTCCAAGAGAAAGAAGAGCTGGCTCGCTATGGCCACGAGTATTTGCGTGAACAACGGGAGCGCAAAGAGGCCGAGCAGAAGTCTCAGCAACAGCAACAGCAGCAGCAGGAGCAGCCAGAGTCTTGGTGGAATCCGCCGCAGTTCGATCCGCAGGTTCTCGAACAGTATCGGGATGTGACGATCGGGCAGGACGGCCAACCTCAGACCACCTGGAAGCCCAACACACCGAAGGAAGTCATTGAGAACGCGGAGGCGTATCAGCGGTATTTGGATCGCTGGGCAACGGACCTGGTACAACGTCCGCAAGAGGTTCTACCGAAGGTCATTGAGCAGGAATTCGACCGCCTTTTCGAGGAGCGGATCTCACAGCGTGAGCGCACGGCGACCGTCGAGTCCTTTGCGCAAGAAGTCAAGGAAAGCAACAAGGACTGGATGTACACGACGGACAACAGAGGACAGGAAGTGCTCACGCCGGAAGGGAAGCAGATGACTCAGTTGCTCTCGGAAGTGGCTGAGGCGGGGATTTCTGATCCTCGTATGCAATGGGAGTATGCCGTGGCTCGGTTCGACTATCTCAATAACCAGTCACAGCAACAACAACAATCGCAGTCGCAGGCAGCGGCTCAGACGGCTCAGCAGAAACGCAAGCAGCATGTGGACCGTGGGTCCGGGCGGAGTATGCAGAATCGGACGGGGACCGTGCCGAAGCCGGAAGCAAGTCAAGAGGTTCCACAGAATCCGAACCTGTCTCCGGGGCAGCAGCTCATTGAGCAGTTGCGCCAGAACGGCGAGGAGATGTGGTAATCCAGACGTTTTAACGAAAGGACAATTAGATGTCATACAAGGGATTTAATCCCGTTGCATTCGCGAGAAACTCCGCGACGACTCTTGCCCATCACATTCGGGAAGTCGAGCAGGCGTTTCTGAGGAACTACCAAATCGGTGCGATCCTCGAATCCAACGGGCGGATCAACTACAACAACACGGGGGAAGGCTTCGATTGGCCGGTCCAGTTCCGCATCCACAACGTGGAAGGGAATACCGGTCAGACGGTGCGCAACTTCGCTCGTCGAAACCTTTGGAAGACGGCGTATCTGGAGTTCCGTGGTTATCAAGCCACTGATTCCATGTACTACCGGGAGTTCCTCTCCAACCGTGGGCCAGAGGGTATTGTGAAGGTGTACGATCAGTTCACCGAGCGATTGACCCAGTCGATCAAGCAGGCGTTGGGGTCGGAGTATTACGTCGATGGTGAGGCCACCGGCTATGAGCAGAGCTGGCACGGCCTGGAGACCATCTTTAAGACGGACTCCTCGGGAACCGAGCAGACTTTGACGTCCACCGAGACCTCGCCAACCGCTCGAAGCGCCAACGCGGCCGATATCGTCGGATACCCGCAAGGCACCTATGCGGGCCTGAGCATGGAGCTTGGGAATTACGGTGGGGAAAACGAGTCTGGGGAGGTTTGGCCGGATGGTTTGGCGGATCCGGAGTTCGATTTCTGGTCGCCGCTTGTGGTGAACTACACCACGTCTCACTCGGACCTTGGCGGGACCGCGAACACGTGGGCCGGGCAATGCACCGACGCCATGCGGTACGCCATCATCAACTCGCAACGCAACGTGTCGATGGAGGGCCAGATCACCAACATCTTGTTGGCTCGCGATCTGTACCGAACCTTCTTGGAAGCCATCGATGACAAAGAGCGAATTGTGGTTTCCAGCGAGACGGGTTTGCGAGCGTTAGGCTTCAAAAACGTGGTCAACTTTGACGGCGTTGAAGTCAGCTGGGAAGTCGCCGTTCCGACGAGTGTTGGGTACGGCATCAACTACAACCAGATGGAACTCAAGAGCATGGACAGCCAGCTCCTGAGAACGGAAGGTCCTGAGTACGACATCGACAGCCAGAGCTTCAATGCCGTGGTGAGTACGTTATCAAACCTCTGTTTCCGTAGCCCTAGAAACTTTTTCGCTCTAAAAGCGATGGCATGATCCTGGTTGTGTGACAAGGAGTGGGACTTAGCTAACAATACTCTTGAAGGAGAGGTTCAATGCAATACCAATACCCGCCGTTCGAGCTCGGTGAGACGCTCGACGGGACGGATTCCGATGGGAATCTGATTAACGAAAGTGTGTTGGGGATGATTTACGAGTTCCCGGCGCAGCGGCTTGGCGTGTCAGGTATCGGCGGCAAAAAGGGCCGCAAGACCGGCAAATCCATCAAAGCCGTGGCTTTGCGAAACGTATCCGGAATCAAGCTGTACGGCAAGCGGCTTGCCCAAACCAAAAGCGACTCCGGCGGCTATGAGCTCATGGAGGAGGTGGATGGTTACGAAGACGAGGGCGACAGCACCAATGTCGTGATTATCGATGAATTCCTCGATAGTACCGGCGTGGCTGATGATGATATCTTTTGGGGTATCCTCGAAGGTCCCGTGACGGTTAAGACGCAGGATGAGGGGAACGCCGGAAACAGCATTTCCATTGGCGATGGACTGGCCGCCGGGACCGCGACGGGCACGACTTTGTCAACAGCCAGCGATAATGATGTTGGGGGCGTGAAAGCCCACTCGGACCCCAATCCGCTGGAGTTGATTGGCGTGGCGTTGTCGGCACGAACCACGGACGAAACGGGTGAAGACCTGTTAATCAATGCGTCGATTCGGGTTCTCTGATAGAGCTCGTTGACGATTAAAGCTGGAGTCGTGAGTTTGGGCTCTAGGGGGCGGCGGCGGGTCGTTTTGGGCCCGTCGCCGTTTAGCTGTCCCAAGGGCAGTGCAATACAGACTCTCCCCCACCCTGGAGACTAAATATGGAACAAATGAAACTCAAGGTGATGTTTGCGTTCCCAAGCTATGGTGGCAACGGCGGCATTGCATCAGAGGTGCCACAAATCCGTCAGTGGATGATGTCGCTGGGACCGAAGATGAAAGGTGATCCCAGGATTGATGACGAGATTGTCGAGGTCACTCGGGCGGATACACCAATCACCATGGTGCGCAACGAATTTGTAAAGATCGCGAGAGCCAAGCAGGTTGACGTGTTGGTTATGGTTGATTCCGACATCAACCCGATTCTTCACGAAGGCGAACCTGGCATAAAAGACTTCTTTGAGTCGAGCTTCGACTTTCTTTACAACCACTACTCCAAAGGGCCGTGCGTCATTGGCTCTCCATACTGTGGCCCACCTCATAATCGTGGGCAGAACTGCTATGTCTTTGAATGGCAGAATTATGGTGAGCAGAGCGACGAAGTGCCTTTCACGTTGGAGATGGTCCCCCGAATGATGGCGGCCAAGAAGCGTGGTATCCAAGAAGCTGGGGCGTTGCCGACCGGGCTGATCATGTATGACATGCGAGCTTTTCGGTTAATTGAGCCGTCCCGAGACCGCGCGCCTGAAGTCCTAGAGCAGCTCATGAAGGGGAAGATATCCAAGGACGAGGCGTTAATCAAGCTGCACGACGGATGGTTTTACTATGAATGGGAGGACCAGACGGCGAGTAAGAAAGCAAGTACCGAGGACGTGACCAATACGCGGGATATCTCATTGGCCGGGCAAGCCGCGCTGGGGTACAACCCGATGTATTGCAATTGGGATGCGCCGGTTGGCCACTGGAAGCCATGGTGTGTCCCGGGGCGTCCTAACATTCACGACGCCAATAGTGTGGCGAGTAGCTTTCGGAAGGCGGTTCTCGATAAAAACGTGCGGGACGAAGTGATTGTGGACGCATCTCAACTTCGCCAGAAAGGGGCCCAGAAATGAACGCTCCTCGATTGCCAAATGGAATCAAGACGTGCTCTGAATGCGGCGATGATCTTCCGGCTACCACCCAGTATTTCGACCAAGACCAAACCAAGGATGACGGTTTACGGACTGTATGTAAACATTGCCGATTACAGGTTCGCGAAGAGAAAGAGCGCAAAAAGCGTGACGAGCGGCTGCAGATGGTCGACGACGCCGCCTTTAATCTGTTGCACAAGGTATCACGGGGCGGTTCCGATGTCCCCCACGTGGCTGAGTTGTACCAGCGGCTCATGGATGTATTTGATGGGTCGGGTGGTTTCGCGGCACACTTCATGGCCCAGTATCTAGAGGCTAAGCCCGGCTCCACCACGCGAACCAAGATGTTGGAACTCCTTACCCGGCTCGGAATGAAGGTATCGGAATCCGGTGCGGCCCGCATTCCTGTTGAGATGATGAGCGATCTTGACTTGCAGCATGAGGTGGCCGAGCAGGCCCGTCGTGTCTTTCGAATCGAAGACGGGGCTCGGAAGGAGGATGGCGATGACGACGGAGCGTCTCCGAAGGCTTCTTAATCAAAGCGGCGGTATCGCCTCCGGCTCCATCGCGGACATGATGGATGCGACGGAGCATGAGAAAAAAGAGTTCCTTAAGATGGCGAGCGAGGCGGCAAATCGCCGCCGTGAGGCTTTGCGGTTGTACGAGCCGTTGTCGTTCCAGGAGGCGTATCATCGTTGCACGGCTAAGGAGCTCATATTGGCCAAAGGCAACCGTGTGGGGGGTTCACTCGGCGGCTTTGTTGAGGACGCCCGGGCCGTGACCAATCAAGACCCTTACAAGAAGTACCCCGTAAAAGACGGGATCTGCGTGTGTTTAGGGTACGGTGAAAACCATGTCGGCCGCGTGATCCATAAGTTCCTCTTTCGCCCGGGGGCGTTTAAGATCATCCGGGATCAAGGAACGGGCTATTGGCGCGTGTTTCGTCCCTGGCCGGAGGAGCAAGGCGGAGATGCTCCTCGTGTTCATGAGTCGGAGGATGCACCGCCTCTCATCCCGCCGCGCCTTATCGAGGATTTCCATTGGGAATCCAGGGGGGCCCGGGTCTTTAGTCGCTGCCAGCTCAAGACAGGCTGGGAGATCTATGCCTTGAACAGTGCTGGAGATCCGTCCCAAGCCCAGGGGTTTGACGTTGACCTTTACCATATTGATGAGGATACGGCCCAAGCGGGGTGGTACGAAGAAGCGATTGGCCGCGTGGCGCTAACCAACGGCAAGATCCGCTGGACGGCGTTGCCTCATAGCCGCAATGATGACATCCTCAACATGATGGAGCGGGCCAAAGACCAGGAGAGCATGGAGACGCCCACGACGGTTTGTCTGCGCGCGTCGATCTGGGACAACCCGTTCATCCCAGAGGAATCCCGGAACGCGAGCATCCGGGCCTGGCGGGACCAGGGAGATGATGTTGTCCGTAAGCGGGCCTACGGCGAGCTGATCGTTGATTCCGTTCTGATGTACCCGAGCTTCGGGAAGTACACGCACGACATTGTCTGCCAGCAGACGGAGTACGAAACGCTCCCACAGGCTGTGTGGCGCAAGGCGGATTACACCGTCCCCGCTGAGTGGTGTTGCGACATGATCGTCGACCCAGGGCACACCGTTGCCGCAGCACTTTTTATTGCCACGCCCCCTCCGCATCCCAAGCTCGGGGAGTTGCACGTCGTGTACAATGAGCTGTATCTTCATCAATGTACGGCTGCCATGTTGGCCAATGAGGCCAAAAAGGCTTCCCAGGGGCGGCAAATGGAGCGATGGATTATTGACGCCCACGGCGGTCGCTTGACGGACTTTGGGAGTGGTGTCAGACCCCAGAGACAGTACGAGGTGGAACTCGAACGCCGTGGGCTTTCTTCCAACATGACTGGATCCCATTTCATCCATGGTTGCGACATTATCGAAGGGCGCGAAGAATCCCTCCGCCGCTGGCTCCGGATACAAGACCTCGGCTGGCCATCCATCTATGTCGACATGCAGAGATGCCCCAACCTCGTCCGAGAGTTGTTGCGGTTCAAGAAGAAGCAGCAACGGGTCGGGTCCAATACCATTACCTTGGACGAAGCCAACCGTCGCGGCCCCTGTCACGCCGTGGAATGCCTCGAAATGGCAGCGGCTCACGGTTTGGAGTACGTGCAACCCCGATCGTCGAAACGGCCCAATCGCTGGGTTCAACAGATTCTGTCTGGACGTCGCCGCCGTGAAACTCGGCGTTCCACGCGCGACGGCTCCCCAACGTCTGGTTCCATTTCACTAGCCCCTAGAGGAGCGACTGAAGAATGAGTACGACCGAACAATTGCGTCGAGAGATCCAAGAGTATGTGATGCCGCGAGCAGCCACGGGATCGCCTGTGCTGTGGTATCGAACGGGACGAAAGAACTGCGAGCCGATGGTGGCCTACATGCTGCATTGCGGTGGTCGCACGGTTCAGCTGTTCCTGACATCCGGGCGGCGACAGGACGCCGTGAGGCATATTGACGACCCCAAGCTCAGCCTCAGCGTGGATCAGAGGGAATCCGGAGCCTGGGACTTCACCCAAGAGACCAAAGATTACGCGGAGTTCCGAAAGAGCTTAGAGGATCGGCTTGAAAGGATTGAAAAACAGATCCAGGACCTTTCAGCTGGCAAGTCGGCCAAAAAGAAGCCGGGGGCTGATAATTCCGATGCATTGAGGCAATATAGAGAGCTACAGCGGGAAGCAGCTCGTCTCGGCTTAAAGAAGAATCTCAAGAAGGACGAGCTCCAAAAGGCCGTCGCGGACGCTAAGGCCAAGGCCGAGCGGAACTGGGACCCAAGCCAAGCCGCTTACCCCCAGAAATCCAACTAGCTCACTTTTGTTCTTGGCTGATTGAGTGTGTGCATCATTGGGGCGGTTGCAAGTTCTACTTGCAGCCTCCCACGTTTCAATAGGAATGACCATTATGTCAACTGCTGTCGACATGCCCACTAAAGAGAACCCCCTGGGTCCACTATGCCAGCAGTGGCTTCGTCAAATCAAGGAAGCCAAGAAGCACAAATGGGATAAGTTTGGGCAGTACGCGAAGGAAGGGATGCAGTTCTTTGATGGTGTCCACAACTTCATGTGGGATGAAGAGAAGAAGTCCACGAAGGGGTTTCTCGAAAAGGGGACCTCTTTCCCTACATTCCAAATGCAGGTCAACCGGATCTTCGAGGCCGTCGCTCTGTACGGCCCGGCCCTGTACCACCAGAACCCCGATATCACCGTCAAGCCTATCGACCCGCCGTTTATCGCTCCCGAGTCGCTCGGCATTGATCCCGAGAATGAACAAACGCAACAGGTCTATCAGCAACTTGTGCAGCGTCAAAAGATGTCGTCGGTACAGCGCGACCTGCAAGCGCGGCTGAGCTCCCATTACCTCAGCTGGTTGCAACACGAGAGCAACAAGAAGCTCCATGCCCGTCGCACGATCACGGAGGCGATTATCAAAGGCATGGGCGTGCTGGCGACCAGTGTGATCAGTCCCAAGGGTTCACGGATCAAATATCCGTTCTCGCAGCACATCTCCATTGATGACATCATCTTGGATCCTGATGCCGAGTATTGGGAAGACATACAGTTCATTGCGCAGTATTGCTGCCACCCGGTCAACTTGGTCGAGCGCGAGTATGGGCTGCCGGAGGGCTCGCTTAAAGGCCACCTCCAAAGCAATAAGTCGCAGGGTGAGACATACGGTTCGCAGCGCGAGACCGCCAAGCGAAAGAAAGGGCGGACTCACGACCTGATCGAATACTACAAGATCTATTCGAAAAACGGGTTTGGGAGCCTGCTCAAGACAACGACGGGCGAAGAGCGC